GTCCAAAGCAATACCGACTCTCCGGTGCCTTTGGGATCTCGCATCAATTGTAATTTTTTAGTCACTGGATTATAAGTGTAGTTCATATAGGCGCCAAACATGCGTCCGGCCTGTTCCACGTATTGACTATAAAAATCATAGGTAGCAAGTCCACCAGACACGTTAAAGTTCATCAAGTAGACGTTCATGCTGGCCTGGCTAAATGGATCAAAGTTGGAGGCAAACGGGCCAGTGGAGTCGCCAAATGTTCTGCGAAAGATCTGGCGCACAGTAATTACTTCTTGTGGCAAGTCATAAATGTTAACGTTGGTAACTAGTTCTAAAAAACTGTAGCTTTCTTCGTAAGCATTTTGTGCTCGCTGACGATATACGCCAATTGTTTTCTGATAGGCTGCTTCGTAGTGTTCAGCATCTAACTCAAGATCAATAATCTGACTGCCCAATTGCAGTCGAACATAATCAATAAGATTTTGTTTTAAGGTTTGTAAGCTAGATTGATTTTCTAAGGCCATATGAGCAACTCCGATTGCTAGTATTTAGCAACCCTAGAGCTGTTTGGCCAGGAGTTCTGGATCGTATATAGGAACAGCACAAAATGTCAGGGTGTCCTTAGCTATTACTGCTGTTCGTTTACAAGCTATTACAGTTTCTAAATTGTAATAATTGTAATCAGTATTAATAGGCTGTGTCCACTTTAGCCCTGTGCCAATTCCGGTACCGTCGCGAATATCATAATTGGGTTCTACGGTACCCGCAAACTCGTGCCAATCTTGACTCCAGTCTAGCAAATAAGGCAAAATTAATAGACGCCAGCCTTTGGCCATTCTTGCTCGCCAGGGCCAATGCAACAATCTTACTCGATATTCATAAGGGCTGTAATCTATAGAGCCTCCGGGTTCGGTCCAGGGACCGCCAGGTTTGTTGGCCCAGTGTGTTCCATACAGCATATCAGGATGCAGTCGGCCGCGGCTAAAATATGTATCGTGCCCGGTGATAGTCTCGGGCAAGGGAATAGTGTATCCTGTTGTTGCTAGTCCGCGAAAACCTAAACAGTTTCGTATGGTCTGTTGTTGAGCAATATCAATTTCTTGTTTGCGAGCTTTTTGATCTTTGAACCATTGTGGCATGTGGTTAAAAACTGACTCGGGTGCTGAACAATTTAGATATTGTATCTCTGGGTCGTGACAATATTCCCAAGTTAAATAGTCTGTTACTTGGATGTCCTGCATTTTAAACTACCATGCCCAGAGTATGATTAAATTGTCGTTGCCACGGCCGTTGTATTTTGTTTCCGTGGCTTTGATTTCTGCAAACGCTTTACGGGCCGCAGGTTTGCCGCCACCTGTAACTGATTTAATTTGTTCTGCAGGTTTTCGTAGGGTTTTTTGAACTGTTGTCAAGGCATCAAAACCCACAATGGCCGATCCTTTGACTGTAAAGGTGCCAATATGACTGTCGGACATGACATGGATCAACTTGCGTTTGGCTGTGTCGTACAGCCAGGCTTCAGAAGCACCTACCAGTTTGGTAACTGGTTCAGATTTGAGTTTTAGTTCTGGGAATTCGCGCATGAACTTGAAACCACGGGTGAGTCTTTCTGGACTGACAGCTTTCTTGGCACGCGGTTTGCGTTCTACTTTTTTTAGCTGTACATAGCTGTTGCAGTCATTGATTACCGTTTCACAAAATTTGACACAGTTCTTGAGTTGTAATTTTGAGAGATGACTGTAGCCTTCAACCAGGTCGGCATCCTCGCCAGTTAATACCTCGTTAAATTCTGACAGACGCAATTCCCACACAGCCGACACTGTACCAATCATGTTAGGACTAATATTCATACCACGCATGAGCTTGATTGGGCTAAAGTCGGCACTCATCTTGGCGCCAGCCACAATAAAGTCATCAAACATGCCTTCTAATTCGCCACAACACTCGGATATTTTTTCACGCAGATGATCTTGAATTGTGAGCTTGGCCACTGCGGCATCGGCGTCAACTTCAGTTTGTGCTCGTTTAATTTCTTGTTTAGCCTTGAGCATGCCTGAAATTTGTTCGTCAACAATACACTGTTCGTGTTCAGTCAGTTCCAGTCCAATCACACTCATACGACATGCCCAGGCCGGTGTTAGACGTATTTGACTGTCAGGAATACCGCGCATGAGTTTGGCATCTTTGGGTCTGTGATTGATTTCTAGGTATTGGCACAACATGTCCTTGGCATCTTTTTTGCCATAGTGATAGTTGTACCATTGAAATGCCTTGGCCAGAAGACTGAGTCTATTTTCGCTGGTGGGTTGTGTACGCCACTCAGGTTCTGGCCCTACATATTTGAATTCAGCACCCTTGGGGTTTAGTCTTTTGATTTCGTTTGATTTAGCCATAGTCTTTATTGTATATTAAATTTTTGTATTGTCAACCAATTAAGGCAGCAAAGGTAATATATTTTTCCAAATTATTAATTAACTCTGTAGCATTTTGTATTAATTCTCGATATCGAGATGTTTCTTTATGCATTCTGCGACATTCTACCAGCTCTTTATCGGCCTGTGTCAACGCTGTATCTATGGCACGAATCATCTTAATAAGATCGCGTTTGGCCACTTTGCTTTTAACAGCATTTACTTGCTCCACAGCACGGTCCAAACGGTTGTATAATTCATCCATACAGTAATTATAAGAGCTTTTGAATTACTAGTCAATCTGGCCCATAAATACATAACTATGCCACGTTTAAGCCTTTACCGCCCTAACAGATCCAGCGACTATCAGTTTTTGGACCGCACAATTTCAGAAATGTACACAGTTGGTGGACTAGACATTTATGTTCACAAATACCTTGGTCCACAAGGTGCCGGAACAGATAATGGCAATAACGATGCTACCATACCCAATTATGCCACAACCGATCCGTTACATATCGAAGACCTGTTGTTGCTGGAAAATCGAGATCGTGTGTATGATCCAGATGTGTTTGTTATGCGCGGAGTATATCGTACACAAGACATAGACTTTGATTTAACTCAATTTGGTTTATTTTTAAATGGTGATACTTTGTTTATCACCTTCCACTATAACGATATGATTGACACCTTTGGTCGCAAACTCATGTCGGGTGATGTTATTGAGGTTCCAAATTTACGAGATTACAATCCATTAGATACTAGTTTGGTTAAAAGTTTGCCAAGGTACTATGTTATACAAGATGCCAACTTTGCGTCAGAGGGATTTAGTGTAACTTGGTTACCACACCTGTGGCGTGTTAAAGCTACACCGTTGGTCAACGCACAAGAATATAGTCAAATCATGAACCAACCGTTCATGCCAGAAAATGTTTGGGATCCAGGTAATTTTTATCCCAATGGGACTATTGTCAACAACGGTGGCACATACTATACAGCCAATGGCAATGTTCCTCCGGGCACCCCAATTGATGCCATTAACCCCAACACTGGACAACTTTACTGGACTTCAACTACTGCAAGCACTGTTGGTGATAATCAAAGTACCAGATCTAAAGATTTGGCCATCAACGATGCCATACTTACACAAGCCTACGAAGATGTTCCGGTCTCTGGATATGATAATGTAAAATTTTATATACTGCCAACCGATCTAGGACAACCGGGTTCTTATGGTGTTACTACCACAACCGACGGACTAAGCACTTCTTCTGAGGAATCAGGGTTAGATGTTAGTCCTGATGGTTTTGGTTATGTTCGAGGATACTTGACCGGATCCACCCATGCGCCCAATGGATTACCAGTCACACCGGGTGTGCAGTTTCCTCCACACCCAGCACCAGGGGACTACTGTTTGCGTTTAGATTATTTCCCTAATCGCCTGTTCCGTTATAACGGGCAGGCCTGGTTGGCCATCAGTGACAATGTGCGCACCGATCTAGACTATGCTAGTCAAGCACTTACACAACGAGCCAGCTTTGTTAACAATACCTATACTGTGCCTACTACAGATGTTGGTAATATTCCTAGTCGTCAGAGTCTTAGTAAGATACTTGAGATTCAACCCGACAACGGTGACCAAGGTGGTAACTTGACACCTAACCCAAGACCTCCAGGACGATAATGGCACAATATTTTTATGACGAACAACTGCGTCGATTCTTGCTACAGTTTGCCCGCATCTTTAGCAATTTTGATGTTGAGTATGGTACCAACGAAGCAGGGCAAGGCCCAGGATCTACCGGCGATACCTTGATTAGAGTCCCTGTTCGATATGGCGATGCTAGTCGTCAGGCACAAACAATTTTACAAAATAACTCAGCCAGCGACATGCCATCCACACCATTGATGACATTTTATATTACAGATTTAAAGTATGACCGGCCAAGAATGCAAGAGCCATATTTTGTAGATAATATTTCTGTGCGTCAACGCACTTATGACCCCGACACCGGAACATATGAAACTACTCAAGGCAACGCATTTACTATTGAACGTGCTATGCCTGTACCATACGAGATGACTATCAATTTGGATATTTGGACCAGTAACACTAATCAAAAAATGCAGTTGTTGGAACAGATCCTAACTTTGTTTAATCCTGCTCTGGAAATTCAAAGTACCGACAACTACATTGACTGGACCAGTTTGACTGTGTTGAATCTCAAAGATGTGCGTTGGTCAAGCCGAACTATTCCAATTGGCACAGATAATCCAATCGATATTGCTACTTTGACATTTACCCTGCCCATGTGGATTACACCTCCGGCCAAGGTTAAAAAGTTAGGTGTTATTGAACGCATTATTGCATCAGTCTATGACGGCCAGGGTGACTTGGTCAATGCTCTTACCAACAGTGATTTGTTGCTGGGCACTAGACAAAAATTTACTCCGTACAGTTATCAAATTTTAGCGTTAGCACAAACAACAACTCCGTCTATTTTAAGATTACAAGCACTACGGCAACAGCAAGTGGTGGACGACCCCAATACCAATTTAACACAAGCCGACAGCCCAGATAGTAATTTGTTATGGCCCAGTATAATTGGCATGTATGGTGTGCTTAGACCTGGAATTAGTTATATCACATTAGAACAACCCGACGGAACTGATGTTATGGGCACTGTAACAGTTGATCCCACCGATGATCGTTTTTTATTATTTTCTGTAAATGAAGGCACAGTGCCATCAAACACACTGGCGCCTATAAATGCGGTTATTAATCCGTTGATCAGCGGCCCTGGTGCTGGCCTGCCTGCGGCTGCTGTTGGACAACGATATCTTCTTACCCAAGACAGCGGAAGTTTTTCTAATCCAGCAGGCGCCAATCCCAATGCCTGGCAGGGCGTTGGTGGCCAACCCATGGTAGCACATGCCAATGACATAGTAGAATACGACGGCACTTACTGGCAAGTTTCTTTTGACAACACCTCAAGTCCAGATAATATACAGTATGTTACAAATCTTACTACAGAACTACAATATCGGTGGACCGGCACTGCCTGGGTCAAATCATACCAAGGTCTTTATCCGGGGGGCTCGTGGAGTCTAGTATTGTAAAAGCTGTAGGAGTTTGGTTCTATACCGTCAACACTCATAGATATTTGTATTTGATGCGGAACGATCCTAAACATCCGGGGTCCTGGGGCCTGCCCGGTGGTCGTGTAGAATCAGGCGAAACTCTGATGCAGGCTATCAACCGAGAGTGTGAAGAAGAACTAGGATCAATGCCCGAGTACTCAAGAATGATTCCATTGGAAAAATTTACTACATCAGATTCTGGGTTTGAGTATCACACTTTTTTTTGTATAGTGGACTCAGAATTTCGTCCAGAGTTAAATCACGAACACTCTGGATATGCCTGGATTGATTCTGGTGTATGGCCAAGGCCCATGCACCCTGGGTTATGGTCAACTGTAAACTTTGAAGCGGTGCAGAATAAAATCTTAGTAATTGAATCTGGATTAAGTTAATTTATTGTGAAATGTCACAATAACTGATCCAATCTAAATAGTTCATGGTTCTCACATTGGAACAGTCAATCCATTCGTCGGGCATGAGGGTGGGCTCACCGATCAAATAAAAATCAACTGGATATGCCTGGAATATGCTGGCAATATCATTGACCCAGGTATTGCGGCCGCCGGCTGTTTCCTTATGGTAACCCAGTAGAAATATTTCTTTGTGGCCATCAAATGCGGCCAAATAAATTATTGTAGCCAAGTCTACGAGTTGCGGACGTTGAGGTATAATATAAAACTCTCCAGGATTTTTAATACAATTTCTAGATGTTGTATAGATCACACTGTCTTGTTGTAATCCTGCTTTATGAATCGGTGCCAGTTGATCAGCGTCAGTTGATACAGTAAAATCTAAACGCATTTCCACAGCAACATCACCAACGCCGTAGGTTTGTAATTTTTTACTGCTTAATAAACCACCACGATGACGACTCAGTCTGGTATAGTCAAACAGATGTCGATCTACTTGACTGCCAATACAGGCAGCACGACCGCTGATGTGTTGATTTTCAATTGGATTAGGAATCCACTCTCGTGTTTCAGATTTTTTACCACCGGACCATTTTGATTCTAAAATTACAAACTCGCCAGGGTAGTCCGATCTATATCGGGCTTGCATCAGAACCTGCCTACAGCTATTTCGATTGTGCCGACTTGTTCCGAGTTGTAGTTTTCTAAACTCTTGCCAATGATACAGCCAGGCTGGTATTGATTCATATCAACGGTTGTAGCTACTCCAGAAATATCAGAAGATACCAAGCGATCGCCTTTGTTGATTGTTCCTACCACACGACAAGGAACACGACCGGTGAGGGCCACAGCAACAGTGTGATCTCCAATTAACGCACTATTCATCAAATGACCAGGTTCTGTTGAGACCACACCAGCAACTGCTGGAGAATGACTAGAACTTGTAACCGTAATTTCATTGACGCCACCAAATTCTACAACTGTACCAGGAGTATAATCGGAATCGGCTACATATAGCTCGGCTAGGTCAGCATGAGTACTGTTGAGATTCAATCCGTTGACATTGCCTGCGGCAGTTATATCGCCGCCGGCTGTTATGTTGCCAGTTACACTAACACTGGTTCCTTGATAAATCTTGTTGGTAATGGTTTGATTGGCTGTAAGTCCAACCTGTGGAAATCCGCCTACAGTAACGCCGTCGTTGACCACTATTATTTTATTAGTAGTATCAATAACCAGTTCTCCTAGTGCTCCTGTAAAAGCAGCTACTTGAACATTTGAACCGCGTCTGTATTGAACTTGTGTACTCATTTTATATTCCTATATCCTATTTATCTAGCTTACTACGTTGCCAGAACTAGTAAATCTCCAATTTGATCCGTCACTAAATGCTGTCATAGCACCAATACTGCT